GCCGAGCCTTCCGCCACACCTGTCAACGGCGGGGGATTTCAAACTGAGACACTACCGTTTCTACCGTAGGTCCCTTGGGACTGGTAGGTGCGTGGTGGGCGCTTTGTTGCCATCTGGGCCTTTCGACATGGCGGACGAGGCGGTGCGCTTGATCCTTTCGGTGAAGGCGGCGCAGCCGCTCTTGGATCAACGCCTTTGGGCCATAATCGCAGCATGGGCGCGAGACGAGTATCCCAACATGCGGGGGGTTGAGTTTCGAAAGGGATTATTAATCGACAGGAGGGGGTGGTCTGACGATATCGTCTCACTGCCGGAGCCTTTCGGTGGCCTCCCGATGGCGGCCCTCGAGGCCGTGTCGCAAGGATGATGCGCGGCGCTCTGCCACATATGGCTTAGCTGCAAATCACTGCACCAAGATCAGTGTCCACTCGTTCATTCCGCCCGCTTCGGAAAGCCAAGCTTTTCGGAGTGTAAATCCATGTCGAACGAAACTAAGCCCTTCTGTCTAATGGTCGGCGCGATGGAGGATCACCCCGGACTTCCACTGATCCTTCCCGCTGAGGACTACGAGTTGCCCTGGTTCGCCGCCCTCCAGCTTGAGGAGGCGAAGAGGCTAATCGAGAAGGGCAAGCCCTACCATCGGGACGCCGGGATGATCCTCACGCAGATCGAACGCCGGATCGGCATCACCATGGAGCAAACCATCGCCGCGACCAAGGGGCGGCGGTTCCAGAACGGCACGGCCCGGAAGGTGGCCCCAAAGCCTCTGGAGCCCCTCGGCAAACAAGCCCGCAAGGCGGCGGCCGTGAAGCGATCTGAGGCCCTGCGCCGCGCCCAAGACTTCGCCGCCTTTGGCCTTCAATGGGAGTCGTCATCCCTCGCCAATCTCTCGGACGTTGAGATCGACCGCACCAGCCAAATCAACGAGCAGCGGGGCAGGCGGCGTGACGTGTTCGCCGAGCTGAGAAACAAAATGGCCGCCGGCGCCTACGATTCTTGCCGACGTTTAGAGAAGGCCTTCGCCGTGCAGTTTGACGAGCTCGGCTCCGCCAGGGTCGTCCGTGTCGATAATGGCGCGGAGACGGGCAAGGGCAAGATGGACAACATGATCGCCGCCAAGGCTGAAATCGAGGCCGTCCTGAAGCGGGTTGGGATGCGGGACGCGTGGCTCCTCGCCGAGCTCTGCCATCCGTCCGACGTGATGCGAATGAGGTGCCCGACCTGGCGGGAAGTGGTTGCCCACATCACGGGCGAAGACAACTTGATGTCTCAAAGTGCCTCCGTCCAATCGGCCGCCGCCAACCTGACGCTCGCCTACGAGGAATTTGATCGTGAGGACGCGACGCGGAAGAAGCGCGAGGCTGCTGAAGGGCGCAGGCCTGTGGCGGCGTGACGCACCCCACATGTTGCGATGGCTATGGTCGTTTAAACGAGCAGTGGTAGCTTTGGGCATCGGCAGAGTTGCGCCCCGGGCGCACCAGCGAGTTTCTCCATATCGCCAGCCGAACCCCATCGCCCCCTGACGCACTGATCACCCTCCAGCTCAGAGCTTAAACCTGTCGGCCGCGGTCGGCGGGGCGAACCCTTACGCCAGAGGATCACCAGATGCCCCTGACACCCCGAGAGAAGTGGATCGCCGCCTACTTCACCGCCTTTGGCGTGATGATCGGCGGCACGATTGCGCTGGACGGGGTTCGTCACCCCTGGCCTGCGGATTTAACCGAGCCCCCAGCATGTACGCGATCGAGACCTTCATCGGCCGGCGCATCGCTGGCGGCTACTTCATGGGTACGGCTCGCTTCCACACCGAGGACCAGGCCAAGGCTGAGATCGCCTCGCTCTCCCATGCCGAGCGCCGGGTAAATCCTGAGGTGCGGATGATCCGTAGGGTGGTGAGGGTCTAAACACCTACCCAGACGTGCATTGGTCTCGAAAATCACGGGGTCGAGACAAGCGCTCCCCCGACATCACCAACCCAAGATAGGCATTTCGAATGGCGACGCCACGAAAGAGGCCCGAAGACAAGCTTCCGGCCGGCCGTCCGACCAAATACGAAAAGCGCTTCTGCCAAGCCCTGATCGACGACATGGAGGCGGGCTTCAGCGCCACCGCCTTCGCCGGATCGATCGGTGTTTCCCGCTCCACTTTGAACGAGTGGGCCGAACATCATCCAGAATTTTCGGAAGCGCTTAACACGGGGAAGGCCAAGCGGCTCCGATTTTGGGAGAAGACGGCCATCAGCGTGGCGGCCAAGGGCACGGGCGGACCTGGCGCCGCGAGCGTCATCACCTTCGGCCTGAAGAACATGGGCGCGGATGAATGGGTCGATGCCTCGAAGCTTGAGCACTCCGGACCTGGCGGCTCCGCTCTCACCCCCACCCTGATCCAGATCGTTGGCGTGAGCGCCCCAGATGAAAACGGCGCAGGTCCACCTTCCAAATAAGCTGATCCCGGTCTTCGGGCCGCCGCGGGGCACGTTTCAATATCGGGGCATGTTTGGTGGTCGCGGATCGGGCAAGAGCTTCAGCGCCGCGATCATGGCGGCCGTCTTGGGTTACGCAGAACCGATGCGCATCCTCTGCGCTCGGGAGTATCAGAGCTCCATCGCCGAGAGCTTCCATGCCGAGTTGAAGGCGGCCATCGCCTCTCAGCCCTGGCTGTCGGATCACTACGACGTCGGCAAGGACTACCTTCGGGGTAGGAACGGGACAGAGTTCATCTTTCGGGGGCTCCGCCACGCAGTCAACTCGGTCAGGTCCCTGGCGAAGATCGATCTCACCATCGTCGAAGAGGCGGAGGACATCCCCGACGCCTCATGGCTCGCGCTGGAGGCGACGGTGTTCCGCCAGCCGCGTTCAGAGCTTTGGCCGATCTGGAACCCCCGGAAAGACGGGTCTCCGGTCGATCAGAGGTTCCGCAAGACCCCGCCGGCGCGGTCTATAATCGTCGAGGTCAACTGGCAGGATAACCCGTTCTTCCCGCCGGGGATGGAGGAGCTTCGCCAGCGCGAGCAAGCCCGTCTAGATCCCTCGACCTATGCCCACGTCTGGGAGGGCGCCTATCTCGAAAACTCCGACGCCCAGGTGCTTCGGGACAGGATCAGGGTCGAGGCTGTCGTCCCGCAACCCGGATGGGCCGGCCCCTACTTCGGGGCGGATTGGGGCTTCTCCGTCGACCCGACAACCTTGGTCAAGCTCTGGGTCAACGAGCGCACCCTTTACGTCGAGAAAGAGGCCTACGGCGCCCAGGTCGACATCGACAACACGCCGGCCCTCTTCGACAAGATCGAGGGGGCGAGGGAGCACATCATCCGCGCCGACAACGCCCGGCCCGAGACCATCAGCTACATGCAGCGCCACGGCTATCCCCGGTGCGTCGCGGCGGACAAATGGCCGGGGTCGGTCGAGGACGGGGTGGAGCACCTTCGGTCTTACGAGCGTATCGTCGTCGACCCCAGATGCGTCAACGCCATCCGCGAATCTAGGCTGTGGTGCTGGAAGCGCGACCGCCTCACGCAGGATGTGCTGCCGGCCCTGGCGGCGGGAAACGACCACATCTGGGATGCGGCGCGCTACGCCCTGGGGCCGCTGATCAAGAGACGCACGACCTCCAGGCCCATCCATATGCCCATCATGGGGAGGTGACGTGTTTCGCTCGATCATCTCCAAAATACCCACGGACAGCGACTATCCGGATCGGCGCTTCACCCTGGATATCTACCAGAGGGTTCTTGACGGCGCCCTCTACGAACATCTGGAATATGGCTTCCACCAAGAGAAGAACGGGGCGGGGGAGTATATCCCGCTCCGCGAGCGTCGCCCCTGCGTCCGCTACAACGTCTGCGGTCAGGTGGTGTTCGACAGCGTCAGCCTGCTCTTCAGCGAGGGGCACTTCCCGTCGCCGCTCTGCCAGGACAAGCCCACCAAAGAGGCCCTGGCCGCCCTGATCAAGGAAGCCAAGCTCAACGCCGTCATGCTGGAGGCGGCGACCATCGGCTCGGTCGGCTCGGTGGCGATCCACATGACCGTCCGCGAGCAGAAGGACAAATCTAACCGGGCCTTCTACGAAGCTCGCTCCACCGAGTTTCTGACGCCGACCTTCTCGCCCGATAATCCGGATGAACTGCTGAAGGTCCGCGAGCAATACAAGATCAAGGGCTCCGCCGTTAAGGCGATGGGCTACGCCGTCGTCGACACCGACCTGGTTGTGGATTTCTGGTTCGTTCGCGAATGGGACGAGGTCGCAGAGACCTGGTTTGTGCCCTACAAGGTCTCGGCCGGCAAAGAGGCCTTGCAGAAAGGCGACCCGCTCCCCGAGGTCGAAGACGACAAGAAGTCCGTCAAGCACGACCTGGGCTTTGTTCCGTGGGTCTGGGTGAGAAACCTCCCCGGCAAGCTTCGGCTTCTTGGGACGAGCGCGACACCGCTCCGCTACAGCGACATCGACGGCGCCTGCACGTTCGCGGCGGCGATCGAGTCGATGATCGAGATCGAGTACACGTTGTCGCAAGGTGGGCGGGGGCTGAAGTACTCCATGGACCCTACCTTGGTCCTGAAAGAGCCGGCCATGCCGGGTCTCGATCCGGAGACCGGCGGCCAGATCGTCAAGGGTCCGGCGAACGCGCTGATCGTGGATGGCGAGAACGGCGACGCCAAGCTCTTGGAGCTTTCCGGCTCGGCTTTCTCGGTCGTCATGGACTGGGTAAAGGCACTCCGCGAGCTCGCCCTGGAGAACACTCACGGCAACCGCGCTGAGGCGTCCAAGCTTAGCTCGGCTCAATCCGGCCGCGCCATGGAGTTGATGAACCAGGCGCTGATCTGGCTCGCTGATCGTCTCCGGGTCTCCTACGGTGAGGGCGCGTTCCTCCAGCTGCTGCAGATGACGCTGAAGGCCCACAAGAAGCTTCCGCTGACCATCGGCGGCAAGGTGGCCCCGGCGGCCCCTGAGAACGTCCAAATCGCCCTGAAATGGCCGAAGTGGCACGCGCCGACGTCGACCGATCTTCGCGACCAGGCGACGACGCTCACCGCCCTCGCAGGTTCTGGCCTGATCTCTGAAGAGACGGCCGTCACCACCATCGCTGACGATTACGACATTGAAGACGTCCCCGCCGAACTGTCCAAGATTGCCGCCGACAAGGCCGCAGCGGCGCAGGTCGCGGTGGAGATCGGCGCCCAAGACAAGGCGGCCAGCGATTTAGCGCTTTAGCGCGGTCTCCGCTGATGCGGACCCGCGCCCCCTGCCGCCGATGCG